TTACAGATGGCTCTGGCAATGGCTAAGGGTCGTGTAGAGAACAAATTCAAGAAGATGCACAGAAATGTAACTGGCGTTGCTGGATTTGTAAACATTCTGGATGTGTACGAGTATATCGGCGCAGCTGAGATTTCTATTCAGAACCAGTTCGGCTTCCAGTATGTGAAAGATTTCCTGGGATTCAATACGATTTTCTTACTGTCTGACAGTGAAATTCCGAGAGGGACAGTAATCGCTACACCTGTTGAAAATATCGTTATGTACTATGTTGACCCGAACGAATCTGATTTCGCAAGAGCGGGTCTTGTATATACTGTATCCGGTGAAACAAATCTGATCGGATTCCATACACAGGGCAATTACCACACAGCAGTGTCTGAATCATTCGCAATCATGGGACTTACCCTCTTTGCAGAATATATTGACGCTGTTGCTGTCGGAACTATCAACACAACTCAGACACTTGGAACTCTCACTGTAAACTCCGCAGCAGGAAGTAAAAGCGGAGATACAAAAGTGACTGTCACTCCGACAAAAGCAAGCGCAGGAAATGTGTATAAGTACAAAGTTGCAGCATCTGAGACAGCCGTAGACTACGGACAGAATGTGAAGAACTGGAGCGCGTGGGATGGAGAATCTGACATTACCGCAACAACAGGGCAGGTAATCACAGTGGTTGAGTGCGACAGTACCTATAAGGCGTTGAGCGCCGGACATGCGACTGTAACAGCAAAATGATGATCGTGGGAGGTAACTGGCATGGCTTATGCAGATTATAAATTCTATACAGAATCATTTGGCAATGTCGTGCCAGAAACCGACTTTCCACGGCTGGCAGAAAGAGCCAGTGATTTTGTGGATTTAATGACATCCGACAGACTGGTGGACGGACTGCCGATAAATGAACACTCACAGAAGCGCATCAAAAAGGCGGTCTGTTCATTGGCTGAAACAATGTATCGGATTGAGCTTGCTGAAAAGAATGCTACTAATGCCGCTGTGAGCGGTACATCAACCGTAATCGGGTCCGGTGGTGGCACGACAGGCATTGTAACATCTGTATCATCCGGCAGCGAATCCATCTCTTATGCAACACCTCAGCAGATTGGGGCAAGCGCAAAGGAATGGAGCGCGGTATATGCCGCCGCCGGAGATATACAGAAAACGAATGACTTACTCTTAAAAACAGCGTTACCGCTTCTAATGGGAGTAAGGACGGATGAAGGGATACCGATTTTATATGCAGGAATGTAATATTAATGTTCTTGGGACGGTTTACAAAATTATTCCAAAAGAACTTAAAAATGCAGATATTGACGGCTACACAGACAATACGTCAAAAGAAATTGTTATCAGAACAGACAATGCAAATAACGTTGGCGATTTTGATTCCTTACAGAAAAAGCAGTTGAGACATGAAATCATTCATGCGTTTCTGTCAGAAAGCGGATTACAGTGTAACTGGCAACATATGGAACAGTTTGGACATGACGAAACTACGGTTGACTGGTTTGCTATTCAGTCACCAAAAATTTTTAAAGTATTCAATGAACTTAAATTGATGTGAGGTGAAAATTATGGACATTTCAACATTAGGCTCATGCGTGGCAATCGTTATGATTTGCTACATCGTGGGAATGGGCTGCAAAGCATCAAAAAAAATCCCTGATGAATGGATTCCGGTAATCATGGCGGTTATTGGTGGAATTCTCGGAGCGGTCGGAATGGGAGTTATCCCAGATTTCCCGGCAACGGACTATATAACGGCAGTTGCGGTTGGTATGTTTAATGGATTGTCGGCAACCGGCGTGAATCAGGTTATTAAGCAGACAGTACAGAAATAATAATTAAGGAGAGGGTATCATGTACGAAAAAACTTTGACGATTTTCAATTATTATGAGAGTCCGACAACAAGAGATGCGTACTGGTATCCTCATGTACTATCTGGCGTTGACCTCATTACCGACAAGGGGGCAATCCTCAAAAAGTATGGTGCAGAATCAACAGACAACGCACAGCTGCACATCCGTTATACTGTCCAGAACGGTGATATAACCATTACTGATAAAGGCGGTAAGATTCTTCCATGGCTGCCAGTTAAAGAGTGGAAAAGGCAGATTAACAACGCGTTGGAAGACACTATCACATTCTCGGACGAATCATTCTTCTGGGAGGGCGAGTGGACTGGTGGAACGGTATCTGATGGCGATTATCGAAACGGATTCTATCAGTACATGAACGAGAACAAGGATAACGTGTTTAAGATTACCAGTGTAGGCGGTCCGTATACACTAATTCCACACTTTGAGATTCTGGGTAAGTAATATGAGTAAAATTCATCATTTTAAAGGATTCTCCGTAGTTGACGGAGATATGAAAATCAAGCTGAATATGGATAGGTTTTCCAGGCAGTATCAAGAAGCTCAGTACCTCCTTGATGGAATGGTCATGGACAGCATGGTTCCGTTTATGCCGATGATCTCAGGAGATTTTATTGACCGAACAAGAGCCAAAAGTACATCATTGCAAGGAACTGGATTTGTGTGTGCTGCGGCTGCTCCTTATGGACGTTTTTTGTATGAGGGAAAAGGAATGGTTGATGAGTTGACCGGAAGTCCATACGCAAGACGTGGAGCAAAGAAAGTCCTTGTCAGTCAGTTTTCTGGTCAGACAGCCGCAAAGGAGAATCTCGAATACACCAGACAGGCTCACCCACAGGCACAAGCAAAGTGGTTCGATGCCGCTAAACGACAATACGGCAGTACATGGATTCGTAAGGTAAAAGCACAGGCAGGAGGTGGCAGGCATGGCGGATAAACCTATCGGAAAAGATGCAACCGGATATGAGATTCTGACAGATGCCATGAAAGCACTTCTGAACCAGTATCCGGGACTATACGACAATGAAATAATCAAGTTTGAGGAACTTGGCAAGGAATCGGGAATTGCATTCTCAGCAGATAACGGCGCCTTGATTTATTCAGAAAAAGAAGATGTCTGTGGAACAATGCACCAGGTATGTCAGTATCTATTTTACGTGGTATACCGAACAGCATCCGACAAGGAAAGGCAGAAACTATCTGTTCAGAAGTTCCTTGACAGCCTCGGCAAATGGATATGCCGAGAACCAGTTGTCATAAATGGCTCTGAGACACGTTTAAGTGCGTTTCCTGAGCTTTCGCAGGGGCGAGTGATAAAACGTATCACCCGTGATAACTCCTATGGTTTAGAACCGCAGGAGAGTGGCGTACAGGATTGGTTATTGCCATTGTCAGTGCGCTACGAAAATACTTACGAAGTAATATAACAAGTAACAACCGGCTATCAATTGGAGATAGTCGCTAACCTACACAGCCTTTTAAAAGTTATAGGCAGAAAGGACATTTCTATGGCAGTTACAGGAAGAATTGACCGTAAATACATGGCTCACTATATCGACGCAGGTTCTCTCTGCGGAGGACTGACACCGAAATATGAGCGTCTTGGAAAAGATCTGGAAGAGTATAACATAGATCTCAATCCAGACACCGAAACAACTCAGAATATTCTTGGACAACCCTCATTTCAGCACAATGGTTACGAAGCCTCATCAGAAGCTGATCCGTTCTATGCAGATACCACATCTGATCTGTTTGGAGCATTACAGAAGATTGTAGACAACAGATACAAAGACGACAACCTCAAAACAACAGCTGTCGAGGTTCATCTCTGGGTAGAAGCTACAGCAGACAAGTACGAAGCATATCAGCAGGCGTGCTATGTTGTGCCAACCTCCTACGGTGGTAATACATCCGGATATCAGATTCCGTTTACCGTTAACTATGTTGGTGAACGTGTAAAAGGAAAATTTGATATCAGTTCCGGTACATTCACAGCTGACAGTGAATAAGCACATATACAAGGAGGGCACGCCAAATGGCAAAAATAATTAATACCAAAATTGATGATGGGATTTTTACATTCACATTCACCAACAATGAAGATGAAGTCTTTTCTTCTTTCAAACTGAATCCGACGGACATTAATGTAGCAGCACGTGCAGAGGAATCGGCAGGGTACTTTGAACAGCTTAAAGATTCTATTCAGAAGGTCACTTCCGGCAAAGAAATGGCTGAACTGAATAAACAGATTGAGGATAAAATCAATTATCTGCTCGGATATGAAGCGTCAAAAGACCTGTTCAAGGAGCCAATCACGGCAACCACTGTATTCGGTAATGGTCAGGTATTTGCTTATATCGTTCTGGATAAAATCAGTGATGCAATAAAGCCGGAAATC